TACGTGGACCAGCACTTGCATATCCAAATCTTCTGTAATCTATATTTTCATCTCTTATATTTAATTGAGGAGTTAATTCTAATGAATATAATAACTCAGTTCTTAGTGTAGTGTCTCGTGTAGTACTTACAAACAAAGTAATAGGATTGTTTAATGAAAGTGCTTGTCCTAAAACAGGAGTATTACTTAAAGTAGTGCTGTCAGTAAGTGTTCCTAATTTTCTACGGAAATATGTACCAATGAAATATATATTTTTAAGAATATCTAATAAATTTTGTTGTACTGCTTGAGCTTTTGCAGAAATTCGTGATGATAATAATACTTGGTTTTGAAAATAAAATCCTGCTGGGTGCATAGTCTTTTTAAAACTATTACGCCAGTCATTAATAGAACGTCCAACACTTATTACATAAGAAAAATCTTGATATAATAAATTATCTTCTATTTTCATTGTACTTTCAGAAACTTTACCATCAGAATTTAAAAAAGCACCTGTTGTGTCTAAAATAGATACAACATCTACTTCAGCTGTTGCTTGATTAAATATTGCAACAGTAGCATAAGCACCTGTATTTTGACCGGTAATAACAACATTAGTTCCAAAAGTTCCTGTTAAATTTTTTAATTTTAAAATATTTGTATTATTGTTTATACTAACAATTGTTGCAGATACTATAGAAGAACCATCTGAACCTAAACCTGTAATTGTTTCTCCTACAATAAAATTTCCTACACGATTTAAAAATAAAATGTTTGTAGATAAAGATAATGTTGGAGACGGAGAATTTTCATAACCTTTTCCTGGTTCTATAATCTTTAATGATCGAACACTTCCTATATTATCACCATAACTTTTTATAACAGCGTTCATACCCAATACAGTGTTAATTGTAACCGTAGGTAATGATGTATAGTTTGATCCTTCATTTATAAATCTAATATCTGTAATATCTTTAATACCTGTTCCGGCTTCTTGTACTAAAACATTTCCTGAATAATAATCTCCTTCTTGTGTGGCATCTTCTAAAACTATACGATCTTCTCCTAAAGTTTCATCTACAAATCCTCCATTGACTATAGAAACTTTTGCTACTGCACCACCACCATTAGTATTAGCATTATTAAAAACCAAATCATCACCTATATCATAACCTTGTCCAGGATTATCAATAAAAAGGTGTGTAATTTTTCCATAACCTATAGCTTGTGTTTGAATTAATGCTCCCTCTCCACCACCAGAAACAGAAACAGAATTTTCAGAAATGTATAAACTACCACCATTAGTTATTACAGGATTATTAGGTATACCTGTAACCGTTAATTTTATGTAATAAGAATCTTGATCCTTTTCAGTTCCCAATAATTCTTCCCCAATTTGAAAATTACCATCTATAGTTTCGGCATTCAATATAAATTCTGCTACTGTATCGGCACCAATTTGAAATGTAGTTACCGTTTCTACAATAGCTGTAGACCCGGATGTTTGTCCTGTTATTGTTCTTCCTATCAATTTATTTGTTTCGCCTTGTACCGTAATAGCTCTTAATATTGTACTTGTATTCCATTTACCATCAGAAGCTCTTAGTATTTGTTCTCTTGGATATGTTGTGGTAGCCTCTTCATTAAATAAAAGTCTAAAAAATAAATTATTACCCTCAGAAGTTCCTTTTAAACCATATATGTATTTTATATTCTTAATTAAATTTCTTATATTCAAACTAGAATCCAAATTATCAGGTAAAGTATTTAAAAATTCGTTTTTAAAATGATTTAAAAAATTAGCTATAACTTTATCAGGATCTCTAAAATTTAATAATTCTTGTATAGTTTGCACAGGATTAGGTTTATAATTAATTATTGTGCCTGTTGCATTTGAGGTTTGACCCACAATAGTTTCACCTATTATAAATTTATCTTGTGCAGATATGAATAAACGATTATTAACTAAATCTTCCGCTAATATTGTTGATGTTGCATTTGAAGTTTGACCTATAATAATTTCGCCATTTGTAAATTTTCCGTAAGACGAACTTTCTAAAAGTACTTTATCACCTTCATCTATTGGTGTTATACTAGAACCAATCTTTGAAGCATTTAATATTATTCTATCTTTAATATTTGTATCAGCTTCTAAAATAATACCATCAGTTGTCTCTGTGGCCGTAACAGACAATTCGGCCGATTCCATAAATTTGTAATAAGCTTTTAAAAATTCTACAAAATTAGGATGATCTTCTACAACAAATTGAGGTACTTGTGAATTTATTAAATTCGTTAACTTATTATTAAATTTAGACATCTTTATCTACTTGATATAGTTGTATAACCTATTCCCGCATCAGAAGAACCAGTAACAAAGGCATCTACTTCTACAGTGATTGAAGAATTTATTAAATCTATTTCTAATGTTTGATCTCTAACAGGAACTATATCATTTGATTGAGGAACTACAATTAATTCTATAAAAGTAGAAACATTACCTCTAATATTTTCAATAGATGTAATATTTAAAGTACTTAATGTTATTTGGCCTGTTGTATAATTTATTGTGCCTTGATTTGTTATTGAATACACTCTGGTAGAACCTGTTAATTTATATCGTCTAACATTACCAACACCATCATCATCTAAGTAATAAATGTTTGTGGTATCTCCATTTATTTTAAATCCTGATGATTGCAAAATACCACCATTAGAAGCATTATATCCTGTAACAGGATTGTATAAAGCATTTCTAAAATAGATATTATATTTCTGTGTTGAATTTAATATTGGAGTAAATGTTTTTTTTATTTTAATTGTAGTTATGTTAGATATAATACTTGTGTCAGTATTATCAATTAAACCTACAATTTTTGAATATCTAAAAATACCATCAAATCTTTGTAATGTAGTGTTATTATAATTTGATATATTAGTTATAACATTTGTTTTTAAAGTATCTGCTGAATAAGAAGTTAATCTTGAATCATATTTAATATTACTTGTTAATAATATGTAAGTAGTTTCAGGATCAACAATAATAGGCCTTACAGCAGCAACGTTATATTGTTTTAACTGAGAAACGATGGATTGTTTTGTATAATTTGTTAAGGTAGAACCTGATGCTGCTTTGATTGCTATTTTAACGGCACCATAAGTTGGAGTTTCGTCATTTTCTCCGCCCCAAGCACTTACTGATAAAGCATTTGGATAAATGTCTCTAACTAATGCCTCATAATCTGTTGTAGTAACGGCACGATTTTGAGCCGCATAAAATAATGGCGCATTAAATCTAATAGATTCTTTTGATTCGGCCGCACCACCTCCTTGAGATACCGAATTTGTAGTTATTAAAACATCTGAATAACCATTAATCGTATTCGATACCGAAAAAGAAGAAGCGCCGTTTGATTGATCTCTATTTGTTACAATATATTGAAGTATAACAATATTGCCGTCATCTAATTTTTTACCAATTATATTATCTCCAAAATAAACTTCAAATTTACCATCTTCAACTTCTTGTATTAAATAAATTGGTACTGTACTAAAATCTCTAGTTTGAACTGTAACATCAAATCTATTAAATATTGTTTGTGTAAGATCGGTTGCACTATTTTGAACCGTTACTGATAATGTTGTCATATCAGTAGTATTACTAGGAATTATAAATTTTTGATCTGTATCAGTTGAATCAACAGTGTATCTATAAGTAACTAAAGTTCCTTCATAAATATTTACGTTTTCAAATTTGTAAAGGCCACTTGAAGGAGAAATTGTATAATCTTCATTTGTAATATATTGATAGGTTGTTCCATTTACAGAAGTTGTAAAGGGTGTTCCTTTAATCATAGTTAAAGTAGAACCGGCCGCATCATTTACTTGAACAGTAATATTTGCAACTGGTGCTGTTACTGATGCTGGAGTATATCCTAACATCTTTGCAATTGAAACAATATTTTTTCTAATGTCAGCACTGTCTAAGTACATTTCATTTGCTAGCATGTTAGCATTAAAACCAAGATAGTGTGTATTATAAGCTAAGACATCTAAAAGAACGGAAAAACCTGAACCTTCAAAATTATAATCTGAAAATTCAGCTTGGCTTTGTAAAAACTTTTTAAGATTAAGTTTTATATTATCAAAATCAAAATCTGATACTTCTAATTTATTACTTGCCATATTATCTTAGTCTTTCTAAAAAAGTTTGTACAGTTACTAATTCTGTTGTACCAATAACATAAAAATAAACTGATAATTGATATGAATTGCCATCATAATCAGGTGTTGCATAGATTTGTACTAGTCTAATTCTTGGTTCAAAATTAATCAATACTTCTTGTACTTTTCTTTGCAAATTCAAAGCGGTTAATGGTGTCATATTTTCAAATAACAAAGCTCTAACATCAGAACCTATTTCAGGATGAAAAGGCCTTTCAAAGTGAGAAGTATTGATTAAATTTCTAACACTTCTTTTGACAGCTTCTATATTTGTTAATTTATTAACATCATTAGTTACCACATTACGACCAAAATCTAAATCCAAATCTTTATAATTTACATTAGCACGTTTGCTATTATTAGTAAGAGAGGCATCGTAATTTGGCATAAGTGGTAATATTTATACAATATTCCTATAGTTATTACGAATTATTGGTTCTTCCTGATACACCAGTTGTATATCTCGGATATCTTTGTTTATTTGCACTTCTAAACCCATAATTTACTTTGGGATATGCAATTTTCATTTCTTTCTTTAATAATGTGTAAATTCCAGGTCCGTAAGGACTTCCTAAACCAGTAACGGCATCCCAACTATCTGCTGTAGTAGTATAACCATTTGCATACCCTCTAACGTTATCTCCTAAAGGAGTATCTCTATATGTTGAAGGATTGGCATAAAAAAATTCATTTACATGACCCATTCTTTTACTTGTAAGTACATTAAATCTTACTATCATTCCAGCTATCCAAGGTGCAGCCGCACTTGTTCCACCATATTGACTTAAACTTCCATTAAGATAAAATTGAAAACCTGTACCTGGATCTGAAGGAGCACTTATGTCAGGAACACCTCTCTTAGGTAATTGTGTTGGAGTTCCTGTTATTCCTCCTAAAGTTTTAGTTGTGTATTTGCAACCTATTTGATAAGATGGTAAATTATTAACATTGCTAATACCTCCACCCGAACCACTCCATCCTATTTCTTGTGAATAAGATTGTTTATCATTACTTAAATAGATAGTAGTTCCTCCACAAATACAAGCATTAAGATCAGTAGTTATTCCATAAGGAGAATACATATTAAAATTTTGAGCACCTGCATCTCCTGAAGCCACTAATATTGTAACACCTACAGCTACACAAGCTGCCATGGCATCAGTAAACCAATATAATGGATTATAATCTCCAAATGCCCAACTACAACTAATAACACTAGGACTATTTGTAGTATCTGCTGCTACTGTTAAAAAATTATCTATAACTCCCTGAAAAGAATTAGGAGCATTATAATAAGCAATCTTTGCTCTAGGCGCAACCGCACCAGCACAATAAATGTCCAACATACTTTCAGCATCACTTGTAGTTAATGTTGTTACGCCGTCAGTATTAATCGTTACAATAGTAGGTGGAGTAATTCCTATTCTACTGAAAGAATTATTAACATCAGTTTGATTCCAACCTGTTTGATAACCATAATAAGTTAATTCATAAATTCCAATACAACCACCGTAACCATCTCCGGCCGGTAAATTATAAGCACTTGCAACTTCAACAGGAGTAACTGCACCAATATAAACTCCTGGAGGAACATTTTCAGGTGGTACATACTCTTCCTGAACAAATCTTATTGCTGATGGTCTTGCTACGACTATTTTATTATCTAAACCTAAAACTTTTTCCACTACAGAAGATATTTCTGTAGGAATAGTAATATCTCCTTCATGTGTTGTATAAGTTCTATCACCATCAACCTCAGTTTGTAGTGTTATTGAAAATATATCATTAAACGCACCTATTGTTCCTGATACTTTAACGGATGATTTTAATCTACAATCATCTTCTATAGTTAATCCTTTTGATGTAACATAATCTGTTACTAATTTCATTTCTTCTTCTATTGTACCAAATTGATAAGTAAATTGTTCATGCGTTAAAATAGAATTTTCTTTTGATTGTATACCTTTAACATATTC